TTTATCTAAAATTAAATAACAGGAGGTATAAAAGACATGGCCGGACTTGCGCAATACAGCCAATTCTTCGACAACCCGCTTTTAACTGAGACAATCAAGGAAATTCCAGTACCCGCTACGTATATTGGCGGCGACTACCTACCAGCCGAAGACTCTTACGAAATGGAGTGGCACGAAACCGTAATTACGCGACAAGCTGACATGGCTAATATCGTAGACAATGGGGCAGAACTTCCGCTAACTGACCGCGACCCCATGAGTACGGTATCCGGTAAGATTGTCGATATTGGACAGTCCTATATCGTAGACAAAAAGGAGCTAGGTGCCCTTCTTGATAAGGGTAACGCCCAGCGTCGCCTTATCGCAGAAAAGCAGCTGCTTGGTAAGACCGCTACGGTAAAGACTAACATTGACGCCCGTATCGAGTGGATGCGCTGGCAGGCACTTGGCGAAGGTGCCCTTACTTACGCTAAAGACGGGATTATGTTAGGCGTAGACTTTGGCGTACCAGCTGGTAATAAGAAAACCGCAGCTGTCAAATGGGACGACGCTAACCCTACTATTCTGCTGGATTTGGAAGCATGGAACCAGGCCTACGTAGACCTTAACGGCATGGCACCAGACGACTTCGTAGCTAGTATTGCGGTTATTCGGGCCATTATGAACGACGCCGGAGTAAGAAAGGGCATTACGGGCTTATCAGACAAGCTGGTAACCCTGGAAGAACTTAACGCCTTCCTTACGGGCCGTCAAATGGCTAGGGTACGCGCTTTCGATACCGTGGTAACCTACCGCGACGTAAACAATAACGGTACCCGTGTATCCCAGCGCTTACTTAGTGACAAGAAAGGCGTATTTCTTAAGCGGGGCCGGGAAATCGGTATCCAGGTACTAGGCCCGACCATTGAAAACGAAATGAACCCTGGATTATTCGCCCGGAGCTTTACCCAGGAACGGCCTAAGCGGGAAATCGTAGAAGTAGTAGCTTCCAGCTTCCCGAAAATTAACGATCCTAAACTTATTATGCCCTGTACAGTAATGCTTTAATCCTAAGTTTTAAAAATTACGGGGGCTGCTAACGGCAGCCCTTAGTTAATTACGTGGGGGTATCAACGAATGATGTTTGTAATTCTAAAAGGTTCAGTAACCTACCAGGGACGAAATGCAGTAGCTGGGGAAGGCATAGTACTACCGGAACGTAGCGCTAAGTCTTTAGTAGCTGCAGGACTGGCCGAATTTACTAGCGAACAGCCACAAAAAGACGCCGTAAATGAGTTAAAAAGCGAAGGCGGTAGTAATTTACCTGACGAAGGCCAAAAAGGGCAGGAAGAGGACGTAGCGCTTTTGGCTAAGGCCATAGAAGACCAGTACAAACGTGACGAATTAGCCGAAGCTGCTAAACTTATCGGCGTAGAATTTAAGTACGATGCAAAGAAGGCCGAAATTATTACGGCGGCAATCGAACAGGGTAAGGCAGCCGCCCTGTTAAAGTAAGGGGGCTAGCTTATGTATCTTACAGCGGTGGAATTGACCAGTACGTACTACCCGAAAGCTGCGGTTATGGAAACTACGGACATAAACACGTACCTTATGCGGGCTAATAGCTTCGCCCAGGGTATCGTAGGCGGCCCGCTACCGGAAGCTTACATAGACGACGGCCTTAAAACGGCGGTAGCTATGGCTTTCGAAATAATGGCCCAGGGGGAAAGTGCTAAAGTAGACGCGGTAACCGGGAACATTACCGAAGCAGCGCCCGCCGGATATTACCAGGTAAAGCGACCCGACCCACTGGATACGGTTAAGACAATGCTTATACCGTACACAATGCAGTACGACCGTTTGCTTAAGCCGGATAATAACAGGGGCGTACGCTTCTTATGAGCAGTACAACTATTAGGTTAGACGCTAACTTTAGACGCTGGGAAACCTGGCTTAAGAACCTGGAGAAAGGCGACGTAGACCGAATGAAAGACCGGATACTACGTACTGGAGGGCTTAGGGAACTTGAATACCTGCATGATTTAACCCCCAGGCGTTCCGGGCGCTTACAAAATAGCATGTCCATGGGCGGTCAAAATAATGTATTCAATGTTACGGTAGGCGCTAAGGTATCTAAGGCCCTGGTAGGAACGAACGTACCGTATGCGGAATGGGTAAACAATGGATTTACGCAGAAAGCTGGGCAATTTGTGCCGGGCGAATGGCGTAGCGGGACATTCCACTACCAGCCAGGCTTCGACGGCGGCATGGTACTAACGGGTAAAACTGTCGAGGGCGCCCACATGTTCGAAAAGTCCCTGGAATACCTGGAAGACGATATGCCAAGGATTATAAACTACGAACTACGGCGCTTATGGCGTGAATTGGAGGGTATTTGATGGCGTATGAAAAAGAGCTGGAAGCATTGCAGCGCTGGGTAAAGTCAGTAGCCGGGCTTAATTCCGTACGTCTATCGGATGCCCAGCCAAAGGTAGCGCGGCCAGTTATCCTATGGGAAACGCCCAGCCGAAGCAAGAACCGAAATCTAAGCCGTTACCAGTATGTAAATAGGGTTACTCAGTACGGAAGGCTATACGTTAATAGCTTAGACCAGCTTTTAACCTACCAGGAAGCCTTACTAGGCGACTTGGAAGAAAAGGTAGGTGTATTGCCTGTCTACGCGGCTGACGGTACAGTAGCGGCTAACTTAAAAGCCGTAGAGCTTGACTTTACGGATAACCAAGGTCAAGCTATTTCCAGTTTAGACGTGCCCTTTAGCATTAAGTACGAAGTAACGTACGGCAGGGTAAGGCCAGCAGAACCGCCGCCAGCTACGACGGTGACTACGAAAATAACAGCCTTAGCTACTAGCCAAAGTACGACAATTTAACAAGGGGGTAAATCTCCATGGCAGAGAAAAAGGAAAAAGAAATTATTCCGGTATTCGAGCCGCAAGCCCTAAAAAACGCAGGGCCTGCGGTATTCGGCGTAATGCCGGAGGTAATGGCCGGGGCACTTTATGGCGTTACTGATAGCCTGACTATCGACCAGGCTAAGGAAAAGCTCAAAGCGTTCCAGGCTAAACCAGTAAATAACGAAGGAGGTATCTAAGCATGGCTGGTACGTATATCGAAGGCAGCAGTAAGCCATTAAGCGGCGTATACACGCTTATCTTAGCGGCGGTATCAAGTGTATCCATGGGAACCAGGGGAACGATAGCCTACCCGTTTACGTCAGACTGGGGGCCTGTTAACGTCTTAACACCCATAGCACAAGGCGGGGAATTTAGAGACTTGTACAATGCTGACAAAACAGCGCTTACGGCGGCTAAGATTTATAAGCACGCGTACAAAGGTTCGCCACAAAAACTACTGGCCTACCGAATGGCTACAGGGCAGGTAAAAGGCACATGTAGTCTGGGAGTAGATTCTCTGCAGCTGGAAACCTTGTATCCTTCGGCCAGGGCCTTTAGTGCCGTAGTTAAGGACGACGCGGTAACCGGTGGGAAAACTATTGACATTGTAGAAGGTGGCGTAAAACTGGTTAGTGTAACCGCAGCCACAAACGCGGATTTAGCCGCTAAGCTTAACGTAAGCGACTACGTAAGGGTAACCAGTGCAGGAGCTACCTTACCAGTTAATAGCGCGGGCGTAGCCTTCGCAGGCGGTAATAACGGTTCCGTGGTTACAGTAACCCAGTACAGCGCGTTCTTAGACGAGCTGGAAGCAGACGGAACGGCTAATAGCTTTTCACTAGACGGCGTAAGCGAAGACGCTATTATAACCGTCGTTACTGACTGGCTACGGCGGGTAAGAACAGAAGGCCTGTATATAACCTTCGTAAACGGCGGCCCGGCTGCCTGGGATACGGACGGCGGCGCTGCCGCTAATGCTAAGTCTGTATCCTTTAATCATAGGGGAATAGTTAACGTAGGGAACGGCTGCGACGGCTATACTGCCGCTGAAATGGCTATCTTTATAGCTGCCCGTGTAGCGTCTATCGCCCTTAATCGTACGGTAACCGACGAAACGGTACCATATACCGCCTTAAACAAAAAGCTTAAGCCAGGACAGCGTATTACAGCTAAAGAAAAAGGCACGCTGGTATTTGTGGCGGCTGGCGATTTCGTGGAAATCGACGAAGGCGTAAATACTCTTACGGCGCCGCCTGCTGATGAAAGCGCGGAATTCGGAAAAATTCGCATAAATAACGCGCTGGATGCTATCAGTAAAGACCTGGAAGCCTTCGGAAATACGTACAAGAAGTCAAAAAGTAATACCCAGGAGGCTAGGGAAACTTACGCGGCCACTGTCGAAAACAGCTACCTGCGTCCTTTGGCCGCTATGGAAGTTATCCAAGACGGCTTTTTCTACCGACCAGACCCGGAATACCACGGGAAGACCGCCGTATTTAGCCCTAAGATTGACGAAGCGTTTTTCTACGCTGACATTACCCCGGTAGATTCGATGGAACGTATCTACCAGAAAATTAACGTAAACTTCTAAAGTAAAAAGGGGGTATAGGAACTAATGGCAAACTTCGAAGCTAACGAAGCTATTAACGGGCTGTACGGATTTGTTTACGATGAGAACGGCCAGCAAATGCAAAGTACCCAGGAGTTCGAAGCTAGCGTAGAGCTAGCCAAGGAAGAGATTAAGCAAGCTGGAAAATTCATGTCCGGGCATAAAGTAATGGGGGGCAGCGGTAAAGGCAGCGTTAAGATGCTTAAAATTGATACCAGGCTACAGAAGAAAATAGCGGAAAGCCCGACCGCTAAGTACAACTACGTAGGGAAACTGGCAGACCCCACGGCTAAGGGAGAAGAAGGGGTATTGTTAATCGGCGTAAGCTTTGACACAATACCGCTGATGGGCTTCACGTTAGGCGAACTGGTAGAGGTAGACCTAGACTACACGTTTGACGACTACCGATACCTTGATACTATCGACGCGTAACTAGAAAGGGCTGGCCGTAGGGCTGGCCCTAATTTTATGTAGGGGGTAAAAACGATGTCCAAATTTATTACGCTGGAAGATGTACTGGGAAAAGACGCCGCCGAACTTACCGAACTGAAAAAAAGTGAATTTACTTCGGCTACATTAGGCTTAATACCGTTTACAGCTTTAGAGCATGCGGAATATAAGCAGGCTAAAAAGGATTGCGTTAAATTTGTACCGGATGGAACCGGAGGTATGCAGCCCGAAGTAGACGACGATAAGCTTATGCTTAGGGTTATCCAGGCCGCCGTAAATAAAGACGACCGTAGTACTTTTACATTCCAGGATAAACGATTACTGGAAAAGCTGAAATTAACGACGGGCGATCAGGCTACAGCTGCACTGCTAAATCCTGGGGAAATTGTGAACTTCGCAGTAGCTGTACAGAACTTAAGCGGCTTTGGTAAACAAGCGCAGAAAGCGAATGAAGCCGCCGTAAAAAACTCCTTAAGTCTAGCGCCGAAGCCCGACTAATAGCCTACATATGGCGCGAAAAACGGATTTTACCCGGCGTCATATACAACCTACCAGCGCTAGAACGTGAATTTGTTTACCAGGCTACCCTAGAAGAAATAAAAGCGAATAAAAAGGCTGCTAAACAGCGGTAAGAAAGGGGGTAACGCATGTCTAACCTTTTCACTATGGGCGCTCAAATAATTCTAAATGACGCATTTACGCCGCGTATTAATACTGCGGAAAGGGCTTCCCGTAGTTTTCGGGAAAGTTTGTTTAGTCTTAAAGGCGCCCTAACCGCAGTAGCTGGTAGTATGGCAATAAAGGCAAGCTTCGACTGGCTGGTAAAGGGTAACGCTGATATGGAAACGTACCAGAATACCCTAGCTATAGTCATGGGCAGCCAGGAAAAGGCGGTAGAAACGCTGGCCTGGGCTAATAAGTTCGCCGCGTCAACGCCATTTGAAATACCGCAAATTGTTGAAGCCACTACACGTATGAGCGCTTACGGACTTAATGCACAAAAGACATTAGGCATTGTAGGCGACATGGCTAGCGTAATGGGTAAAGACCTTATGCAGGCTGTAGAAGCCGTAGCCGACGCGCAGACCGGAGAAGTAGAACGGCTTAAAGAATTCGGTATCACGAAAGGCATGATACAGCAACAAGCTAAAATGCTGGGTTCTAACCCCATAAATAACCAGGGACAAATAACCGACCAGAAAGCATTTAACGCAGCCCTGTTTAGCTTAATGGAAAAGCGGTATAAGGGCGGTATGGACTTACAAAGTAAAACGTTTAAAGGCATGATGTCGAACGTACAGGACTTCGTAAGTAGCGCCGGAAGGACTTTAGGAAAGCCAATATTCGACGCGCTAAAGTCTGGCTTAAGCAGCAGCCTGGACTGGATGAATAAGCTGCAGGGAAGCGGGGCTATTGACGCAGCCGCTAACGAAGTGGCGTACTTCGGTAAGCTTGTAGGCGGGGTATTTTCTTCATCGTTTCAAGTAGCTAAGGATAATGTAGATATGATAAGCGGTAAGCTTATAGTATTTTACAATACCCATAAGCCGCAGATAGATGCCGTAGGACAACTAATTCAAAAGGTATTTACGGATTTATGGACTACTTCCTCAGAAGTACTGGATTGGCTACGAACTAATGCACTACCAGGTGTAATAGATTCCCTTACCACTGTAGGTGGCTGGGTGCTAAATATCGCTAGTTTCTTTAACGATAACTGGAGTACCATCAAGCCACTAATCGAAGGTATAGCTATTGCCTGGGGAATTTTCATAGGGTACCAGAAAGCCGTAGCATTAGCTACCCGTATATCTACAGCAGCACAATGGGCATGGAACGCGGCTATGAGTGCAAATCCAGCGGGCCTAATCGTTACAGCCATCGGGCTACTAATCGGTGCGGGTATCTTGCTATACCAAAATTGGGATACGGTAAAACAAGGTGCCGCTGACTTGTGGGTATCAATTAAAAATTATTTTGCTTCTGGTGTAAATTTCGCTATAGACAAATTAAATTGGCTTATCAGTAAAATACAGTTAGTACCAGGCTTCGGGGATACCCCGCTAATAGCCAGAATGGAACTAGACACGTCAAGCAATACCAGCGCCGACGGTATGAAAGCGGCCCGAAGTATGGACTTAGGTATTGATGGTAGCAATAAAAACGGCCTAAGCTACGTACCATACGACGGGTATATATCCGAACTCCATAAAGGCGAAATGGTGCTAACAGCCAAAGAAGCTGACCGTATGCGGCAAGGCATTACAGCTGGTACCGGGGCGCTTGCTGCTGGTGTACCCGGCTTGCCTGGAATGTCCGGTGCTGCTGGTGTACCCGGCTTGCCTGGAATGTCCGG